CCCCAACATTTTCAGCACCGCGCAGCGCATTCAGCTCGCGCAGATGCAGCTCCAGCTTGCGCAGTCGGCCCCGAACATGCACAACATGTACGAGGCCTACTACCGTGTGTACGCCGCGCTCAATGTGCGCGACATCGACGGCATCTTGCTGCCGCAAAACACGCAGATGCCGCGTGATCCGGCCACCGAGAACGCTGACGTGCTCAACGGCGTGCAGCTCAAGGCTTTTGCTGGCCAGCAGCACGATGCGCACATTGCAACCCACCTGATGATGGGCTTGTCACCCATCCTGCAGGCCAATCCGATGTCGGCCATGATGCTGCAGCGGCACATCTTGGATCACGTGCGTATCAAGGCCGAGGAGGACGTGGAAGCGTACCTGTTCAAGGCCTATGGCGTCGATCCCGACCGCCGGGTCTCGCCCATCCAGAAAGAAGGCATGGTCGCGTTGCGCATTGCTCAGTACATGAAGGACGTGCGCGACATGCAGGACCAGCTCTCTGGCGGCGGTGGCGAAGACCCCATCGTGGCGCTCAAGCAGCAGGAGCTGCAGCAGCGTGCGCAGGCCGATCAGGCCGACAACCAGATTGACCAGCAGCGGCTGGCGCTGGACCAGCAGCGCCTGCAGCAGCGCAACACCATCGACCAGCAACGCTTGGCGCTGCAGGCGTCCAAGGTTCAACAACTACCCCAAGGAGCACGCAATGCCGCTTAAAAAAGGTTCCAGCAAGAAGACCATCAGCACCAACATCGGTGAGATGGTCGGCGCGTACAAAGACACCGGCAAGATCGGTACCAGCAAGCCCAAGAGCAAGGCAGCAGCCGTGAAGCAGGCCGCTGCCATCGCCTACGAGAAGGCGGGCAAGGCCAAGAAGATGGCCAAGGGTGGGGACGTCATCAAGAAGTCCCCTGGCGTGCAAGGGCCCTCGATGATCGTCAAGAAGAAGGACGGAAACCGGCCGGTGAAGATATACTGACCACTTACCACGCTTTCAGTCGGTGCGTTAAACCGACTGCTTTTCATGGAAACGACCATGCTTGAATTTGCAGAAGCAGTTCTGAAAGAAATCAGAAAGCACCGTCAGCAGGCACAAGAGCTTGTGTTGAGCGGAGGCATTGCCGACATGGAGCGCTACCGCTTCATGATGGGCCGCCTGGAAGGTTTGAACTTGGCCGAAGAATCCGTGAAAGAGCTACTCAAGCGTGTCACGGGTGATGACGACGAAGATTTGTAACCTGAAAGGAGAACCATGGAAGCCGAAGCCGCAGTACCGCAGATCAACATGACTGCACTGGAACGCAAGTGGGCCGAAGAAGCGGCCAACAAGCAGCCCGCGTTGGATGACGCTTACACCGAGCAGGGGTTCGACCCCGAGAAGCTCGACCAGTCGGTGATCGACACCATCCCCACCCCGACGGGCTGGCGCATTGCCATCCTGCCGTACCGTGGGGCCGAGAAGACCAAGGGCGGGATCGTCCTGGCCGAGGAAACCCAGCGCAAGACGCAGCTCTCCACCGTGTGTGGCTACGTCCTGAAGATGGGCAGCCTGGCCTACGGCGACGAGGGCAAGTTCCCCACCGGCCCGTGGTGCAAGGAAGGTGACTGGATCATCTTTGGTCGGTATGCCGGTGCCCGCATCCCGATTGACGGTGGTGAGATTCGCCTCATCAATGATGATGAGGTCCTGGGTGTCGTGAACGACCCCGAAGACATTCTGCACATGTAAAGGAGAACGTGATGAATGATCAAACAGAGTTGGAGTTCAAAGTTGGAGAAGACGAACAGCCTGCCGCTGTCGCCATTGGCGAGGACGGCAAGGCCGAGCTACTGGAACAAGGAGCAGCCCAGGCCGGGCCTGCTGCTGCAGGCGGACAAGGTGCTGCAGACAACCGCAGCGAAGTGGACGATTACAGCGAGAACGTCAAAAAGCGCATCGACAAGCTGACCGCTCGTCTGCGTGAGACGCAGCGCCGTGAGCAGGCGGCATTGGAGTACGCCCGCAATGTGCAGGCCCGGGCGCAGCAACTGGAGCACCAGTATCTCAACACCGACCAGCAGCGGGTTGCCGAGGCACAGGGGCGGATCGAGACGCAGACGGTCGCCCTCAAGCAGATCATCCGCAAGGCCCGTGAAGAGGGCGACGTGGATACCGAGACCGAGGCCATGCAGCGCCTGGCCATGCTCACCAACGAGCAGACCAGCATCCAGGCCCAGACGGCCCAGCAGCAGGCATACCAGCAGCACCTGGCCGCCCAACAGGCTGCCGCCGCCCAACAGGCATACCAGCAGCCGGTCCAGCAACCGCGCCAGGTCGATCCTCGCGTGGAAGACTGGGCCGAGCGCAATCCTTGGTACGGCCGGGATACCGCCATGACTCACGCGGCATGGGGCATCCACAAACAACTCATCCAAGTTGAGGGGTTTGACGCCAGTTCCAACGAGTATTATGATGAGCTGGACCGCAGAATCCGCGAGACCTTCCCACAGAAGTTCCAGCAGGAAGCTGCGCCACAACAAAACAGACCACAGCGAAACGTGCAGGCTGTGGCACCTGCATCCCGATCCTCGGGTATTTCAAATGCGCGCCGCACTGTCAAACTGACGCCAAGTCAAGTTGCAATTGCCAAAAAGCTGGGCGTTCCGCTTGAGGAATATGCTAAGTACGTAAAGGAGTGAGACCATGAACGACGTATCTACCACCATCAACCGCACCACACGCGAGGCCGAATCTCGCGCAAAAAGTGCGCGGCGTCGTCCCTGGGCTCCGCCTTCTCGTCTTGATGCTCCGCCAGCGCCTCCTGGGTATAAGCACCGTTGGATTCGGGCTGAAGCAGGCGGGGTCGAAGACCGCACGAACATTTCTGGTCGTCTCCGTGAGGGGTACGAACTGGTTCGTGGGGACGAATACCCTGACTACCATGTCCCAACGGTTGAAGACGGCCGACATGCTGGCGTGATCAGCGTGGGAGGTCTGCTCCTTGCTCGTATCCCTGATGAGACGATTGCCGAACGCAACGCGTATTACCTGGATCGTGCGAACGACCAATTGCAGGCTGCCGACAACGAACTGATGAAGTCCAATGCTCATTCGAGCATGGTCATTGAGAGGCCTTCGCGCAAGTCGCGGGTGTCTTTCGGCGGTTCACGCGGCGGCTAATCAAACACTTTTTGTGAAGGAACCATCAAATGGCAAACGTCGATAAGCCCTTTGGTCTGCGTCCTCTCGGCAATCTGTCCGCTACTGGCTCTCAAAAACAGTACGGCTACGAAATTGCTGATAACCAGGCCGGGGCAATTTACCAAGGCGACCTCGTAACCGTTTATGACGGCTACCTGGTCAAGTTTGCACCTGCGACCCACACCGCTGCTGTCGGCGTGTTCAACGGCTGCAACTACATTGACCCGTCTTCGGGCAAACCCACCTGGAAGAACTACTATCCGGGCTCCGTCAACATCACCACTGGCAAAATCCAAGCCGACGTGATCGACGATCCCAGCCAGTTGTTCATTGTCCAGGTCGATGAAAGCGTTGCGCAGACTCAGGTCGGCATGAACGCTGACGTCGTGGGTACCGGCGGCAGCACCACCACTGGTGTTTCCAGCATGGAACTCGACTCGTCCACCATCGCAAAAACCGCTGCGCTGAACCTGAAGATCGTTGGCTTGTGGGATGTTCCCGGCAACGAATTCGGCACCAACGCCGTGGTGGTGGTGAAGATCAACGAGCACCTGTACGGTAGTGCTGGTGTTGCAGGCCAAGGAGCTTAATCATGGCAATTTCCCGCGCACAACTGGTAAAAGAACTTGAGCCTGGCCTGAACGCCCTGTTCGGTCTGGAATATAAGAACTACGAAAACGAGCACGAGCAGATTTACACCATGGAAACTTCGGACCGTGCGTTTGAAGAGGAAGTGATGGAGTCTGGCTTCGGTGAAGCTCCGGTGAAGACTGAAGGTGCTGGCGTCGCTTACGACCAGGCACAAGAGGTCTACACCGCTCGTTACACCCACGAGACCATCGCCCTGGCGTTCTCGCTGACCGAAGAAGCCGTGGAGGACAACCTCTACGACC